AGCTGGCCGAGCGCGAGAGCACCTATCCGCGCCTGGTCGCCACCCGAAAGATGCGCCAGGCGGAGGCCGACTATCAGATCGCGCGCATGAAGGCGGTGTTTGCCACGCTGCGCTGGCTGTACGCGCATGAAGCCGAGGTCCGCGCCGCGGTCCAGACCTCCGAGGCAAGCGCGCTGCCCGATGGCGAGGCTACGCCATGACCCGCCGCAAGCGCTCGCCGCGCCGCCTCACAATCGACTTCGACGCCCTGCTCGTCGCTGCGCCGGAGATGGCGAAGCACGACGCCACCTGGTGCAGCGACGGCTTCGAGCGGGCGAGCTGCCGCCTGTGGCGCTGCCAGGATGGCACCTACACGGCCCGCACCGTCTGGCGCCGACGTCAGCCCGGCGCCCTCGCCATGACCATGACCTACGTGCTCCGGGGCATTGTCCTGAGATGAGCTACTCCTGGCTCCCCGAGCTGCTCGCCGAGATCGCCGAGGCCGCCGGCCTGGAGGCGGCGCTGAAGCTTGCGGAAGCCAGGGGTGGCAGGCGCGTCTCGATCCCGGCGCGCCTGCCGGCCGGGCCGCACTGGCTCAAGGATTGCGTCGGGCTGGAGGCTGCGGCGAAGATCTGCGCGATCTACCGCCAGCGCTCCAGCAGCGATCGTTGGCGTGGCGCCTACGTGCTGATCCCGCAGGGGCCGACCGGCGCCATTGCCGCCGCCCGGCGGCGGATGGCCCAGGCGCTGGCCGAAGGTGCGTCGGCAGCAGAGGCGGCGCGCCGCGCCGGCATGACCGAGCGCACGGCCTATCGGGTGCGCTCGCGCGCCCGCCAGCGGGATGACAAGCAGGGCAGTCTGTTCTAGGCTTTCGCCATCGCGCACCGAGCCGCTGACACCTGTCAGCGGCTTTTTTGCTGCCCGACACAGCCAAGGTGGCCTCGGCACATCCAGGAGGCGACCGGTCATGAGGGGCAATTTTGAGCGGGCTCTGGCGCGGGTCCTGGTCTATGAGGGCGGCAACGACGACGACCCGCAGGATCCGGGTGGCCGCACCTCGCGCGGCATCCTGCAGCGCGAATATGACGTCTACCGCCGCCGCAAGGGCCTGCCGGTCCGCGACGTGTGGACCGCCGACCAGGCCGAGATCATCGAGATCTATAGAGTGTCCTATTGGGATGCCGTGCGCGGCGACGAGCTGCCGCCCGGCATCGACCTCGTGCTGTTCGACAGCGCCGTCAACAGCGGCGTGGCGCAGGCGGCGAAGTGGGTGCAGCGGGCGCTGCCGATCGAGCCGGTCGACGGCCACCTCGGGCCGCGCACCTTCGACGCCATCCAGGCCGACGCCGACAATGACCTGCTGATCGACGGCATCCTGTCGCGCCGGCTCGGCATGCTGCAGGGGCTCAAGACCTGGTCGCGGTTCGGCCGCGGCTGGGCGGCGCGGGTCGCCAACGTCAAGAAGATCGGCCAGGCGTGGGCCTCCGGCTCGGTCGGACCGCCCCCGGCGCGGGTCGCGGACCTCGGCGGCCACCGCAAGGCCAAGCCGGTGGGGTTGTCCGAGCCGCCGGTGTCGGCCGGCACGGCCAACGTGACGGCGCTGATGTCCACCACCGGCGCCGCCGCGTCGGAGGCTGCGACGCAAATCCAGCCGCTGGCCGACGCCTTCGCGACACTCAAATGGGTGTTCATCGCCCTCACGGTTATCGCCGTGGCGGCCGGCATCGCGGTCAAGGTGCTGAGCGAACGTCACGGCCGGCGGGTCGATGGCTCGGCCATCGCGCCGGTGCCCGACGATGCCGATGAGGACCTCGACAGCGTGCCGATCACGATTGGCGTCGGGGTGCTGTGATGGCGGCGAGCGCGCCCGTCGCTGACGAAGCCACCGACTTCGCCAAGGATCAGCTGAAGGCCATCATTGAGCGTATCGAGCGGCTGGAAGAAGAGAAGAAGGCGATCGGCGACGACATCAAGGACGTCTTCGCCGAAGCCAAGGCCAGCGGCTTCGACGTCAAGGCGCTGAAGGAAATCCTCGCCTTGCGCAAGCAGGACCGCGACGAGCGCCAGGAGCACGAGGCGATCGTCGAACTCTACATGGTCGCGCTCGGCATGATCCAGGGGGACGCATGATGCTGGCGTGGCTCATCGACAGGACCGGGCTCGGCCGCGTGACGATCATCGCGATCGCCATCGCTGGCCTTGCGGCACTCGGCGGGCTCGGCGTCTGGCGGGCAACGGCCGCGGTCGAGCGGATGGTCGAGCGGGCAGCCACCTCGGCCCGCGTCGAGCGCGACGCGGCGTGGCGGGCGGAGATCGAGAAGGCCAACGCGGCGGTGGCCCGTGCCGAGGCGGCGCAGGTGCGCGTGGCGCTGGCCGCCGATGCCGAGATCAAGGCGGCGCAGACCCGGCTTGAAGGCGAGTTGAAGGACCTGGAGACCAAGAATGCGGCGCTGGCGCAAAGCGGCGATTGCGGGGTTGGGCGCGATCGCGTCCGCCTGCTCAACAACCACGCCCGATAAGCCGACCGTGAAGGCCGAGCTGGTACGCCCGACGCTGCCGCCGGGCGCGGCCGAGCCGTGCGCGGCGCCGGTGGCGCTGCCCGATCGCAAGCTGACCGAGCGCGAGACCACGACCTATTGGGGCCGCGACCGCGCCGCGCTGCGGACCTGCGAGACCAGGCGCGCCGCTTTGGTGCAGGCGATCGAGGGTGAGCCGTGATGGACCCGGACTTGATGCTGAAGATCGCCACCCTCGCGTTCGCGGTGGGCTCGGCGATCTATTCGTGGGTGTCGGCACGCAACAAGGCCACCACCGAAAAGGTGGACCAGCTGGAGCGGCGCATGACCAAGGTCGAAGGCGACATCGAGCACCTGCCGGACAAGGACATGTCCCACCGGATGGAGATCTCGATTGCCGAGATGCGCGGCGAGATGCGGGTGCTGGCGGAAAAGCTCAACCCCGTCGCCGCGATTTCCGACCGGCTCCAGGAATATCTGCTCGAACAGGCCAAACGATGAGCTACGCCGGCAACACCTTGGACCGCATCATCCGTGAAGAAGCGCGGCTGATCCTGCTGAAGGCATTGGCCGAGCAGATCAACGGCTGCCTGAACTCCGAGCTGCTGCGGCGAAGCCTGGAGCTGTTCGGCATCACCAAGACGCGGGCGTGGGTCCACGACGAGCTGGCCTATCTCGCCGACATGGGCGCGGTGCGCGTCGTCGACGCCGGCACGGTGCGGGTGGCGACACTGACCGAGAAGGGCCAACAGCACCTCGACCGCGTCATCGCCATCGACGGCGTCAAGCGTCCGTCGCGGCCGGAGGCGTGAGATGGCCCAGGGCCGCGGGCGCCTGTCGCTGATCGACCAGCTGCCGGATTGGGCCGACGAGGCCAAGATGTGGGCTTTCGGTGAGCTGCGGGCGCGGCAGCGGCCCCAGCTGGAAATCCTTGACGCGTTCAACGAGCGCCTGAAGGTCGCGGCCTGGGAGAACGGCGTCACCGAACCGCCGCAGATTTCCAAAAGCGCCTTCAACCGGGCTTCAATGCGTCTTGCCGTGCTCGGCCGCCGCCTGGAGGAGACGCGGGAAATCGCGGCGGTGCTGGCGCCGAAGCTCGACAAGGCGGCCGATGACAGCCTGACGCTGCTGGTGTCCGAGACCATCAAGACGCTGGCGCACGAGATGCTGTCGAACGCCGGTGAGCTGACCGCTGACGGCGACACCGCCGAGATGCTGATGCTGACCTCGCGCGCGCTCAAGCACGCCGAGGAGGCCAAGCGCATTTCGGCAGATGGGCGCCGCAAGCTCGAAGAGGAGTTCCAGGTCAAGGCTGCCAAGGCGGTCGACGCGGTCGCCAAGTCGAAGGGTCTCACCGCCGAGACGGTCGAAAGCATCAAGGCCAAGATCCTCGGCATCACGAGCAAGCCATGACCGAGCTGCTGGTCACCGCCGAGGATTGGGCCCGCCATCGGCGCGAGATGCTGGCCGAGCTGCCGCCGGCACTCCGCGCAACGGAGCTGCCGGCCGTCCTGTTGACGTACCAGTGCGAGCTGCTCGCCGCCACCGCCCGCACCCAGCTGGTGGTCGTCGACAAGAGCCGTCGCATCGGCGCCACCTGGGGCATCGGTGCCGACGCGGTGTTGACCGCCGGCTCTGCCAAAGCGGCCGGTGGCATGGACGTGCTCTACATCGGCTACAATCTCGACATGGCGCGGGAGTTCATCGACACCTGCGCCATGTGGGCCCGCGCCTTTATGCCGGCCTGCAGCGAGGTCCATGAATTCCTTTTCCACGAGCAAGATGAGAAAGGCGCCGACCGCGCCATCCAGGCGTTCCGCGTCTCGTTCGCCTCGGGCTTTGAGATCGTCGCGCTCTCGTCTCGGCCACGCTCGCTGCGCGGCCGGCAGGGCTATGTCATCCTCGACGAGTTCGCGTTCCATGATGACGCCGCCGAGCTGCTCAAGGCGGCCATGGCGCTCTTGATCTGGGGCGGCAAGGTGCTGGTGATCTCGACCCACAACGGCGTCGACAATCCGTTCAACCAGCTGATCGAGGAGATCCGCGCCAAGCGCCGCCCCGGCGAGGTGGTGCGCTGCACCTTCGACGATGCGCTCGAACAGGGCCTCTACCAGCGCATCTGCCTGGTGACCGGCAAGACCTGGTCGCCGGAGGCCGAAGCCAAGTTCCGGGCCGACATCCGGGGCTTCTATGCCGAAGGCGCCGCCGAGGAGCTGGACTGCATCCCGGCTCAAGGCTCGGGCGTCTATCTCACCGGCGCCTTGATCGAAGCCTGCATGACGACCGATGCCCCGGTGCTGCGCCTCGCGTGCCCCCAGGGCTTCGAGCTGAAGCCCGACGCCGAGCGCCAGAGCTTTGTCGAGGCTTGGCTTGAACAGCATGTGAAGCCGCTGGTCGACGTCATGGACCCGCACCGGCCGACCGGCTACGGCTGGGACTTCGGCCGGTCGGGCGACCTCTCGGTGTTCCTGCCCTTGGTCGAGGAGCGCAACCTGGTGCGCCGCGCCCCGTTCGCGATCGAGCTGCGCAACGTGCCGTTCCGCGAGCAGGAGTTCATCCTGTTCTGGGTGGTCGACCGGCTGCCGCGGTTCGGCGCCGGCAAGCACGACGCCCGCGGCAACGGCCAGGCGCTCGCCGAGTACGCGATGCAGAAGTACGGGCCGCTTGCGATCGAGGCGGTGATGCTGTCCCAGCCCTGGTATCTCGCCAACTTCCCGCTGCTGAAGGCGCGCATGGAGGATCGCACGATCCTGCTGCCGAAGGACGCCGACGCCAAGATGGACCTGCGGCAGGTGCACATGGTGCGGGGCGTGCCGAAGGTGCCGGACGACGCCCGAACCACCGGGGCCGATGGAGGCCAGCGGCACGGCGACTTCGCGGTCGCCTGCGTCCTTGCGAACGCGGCGATGGAGGCTGGCCCGATCTCCTACGCCTACGTTCCGGTTCACGAGGCGGAGGGAGTTCCGATGTTTGGCACGGGCGGAGGACGCGCGCTGTGGTGAGCCGCATTCTGGGGCCGGACGGCCGGCCGATTGACTCCAAGCTCCTGTCGCAGGAGGTCGCGACCCCGACCGTGATCGGCGTGCGCGCCGTCCACCATGAGGCGGTCGCGTCAGGCCTTACGCCTGAGCGCCTGGCCTTCACGCTGCGCCAGGCCGCGCTCGGCCATGCGCGCGACTATCTCACGCTCGCTGATGAGATGGAGGAGCGCTACCTGCACTACGCCTCGCAGGTCCAGACCAGGCGCCTCGCGATCGAGGGGGTCACACCCTCCGTCACCGCCCCGAAGGGGGTCCCGGCGAAGATCGTCGATTTCGTCCATGAACTCGTCGCCGATACCGGCGTCGGCGAGACGCTCGGCATGCTGACCGATGGCATCGCCAAGGGCTACGCCGTCGTCGAACCGATCTGGGAGTACCAGCAGGGGCGCTTGTGGCCGGTCGCCTTCAAATGGCGCGACCAGCGCTTTTTCCAGTTCGACCCCGTCACCCAGACCGAGCTGCGTCTGGCGGTGGATGGCGCTTTCGAGGGCGAGCCGCTTGAGAAGCCCACCTTCATCGTCCACAAGCCGCGCGCCAAGGCGGGCATCCCGATCCGTCGTGGCTTCGCGCGCGCGGCGGCCTGGGCCTTCCTGCTGCAGTCGTTCGCGCTCAAGGACTGGGCGGCCTTTGCGGAGATCTACGGAATCCCGCTGCGGCTCGGAAAGTATCACCCGAACGCGTCCGACGCCGACAAGAAGACGCTGCTGCGGGCGGTGGCCTCGATCTCGTCCGACGCCGCCGCGATCATTCCGCAGGGCATGGAGATCGAGTTTCAGGAGGTTGAAGGCGCCAAAGGCGAGGCCGTGTTCGGCGGCCTGCTCTCATACATCGACAAGCAGGTGTCGAAGCTGGTGGTCGGCCAGACCATGACCGCCGACGACGGCGCCTCCATGGCCCAAGCCAAAGTCCACAACGAGGTGCGGCTCGACATTTTGCGCGCCGACTGCCGCCAGCTTGCGAACACGCTCAATGCGGGCTTCGTCTGCTGGGCGGTGGCAATGAACTTCGGCCCGCAGGATGTCTATCCTCTCGTCGAACTGCCGGTCGCCGAGCCTGAGGACGTGGTCGCTCTGACCGACGCCGTCGCCAAGCTCGTGCCCTTGGGGTTTCGGGTGAGCCAGCCGGAGATGCGCGGCAAGCTCGGCCTGTCAGAGCCGGGCGAGGATGACGAGCTGCTGGCGCCGCCGGCGGCGCAGCCGGCACCGGTCCCCGATCCCGCCAAGCCTGATCCTGCCAAGCCCGCCCGCCGGCTCTCGCGCCTTGCCGCCCATGGCTGCAGCTGCGCCGCCTGCGCCACCGACCGGGAGTTCCAGGCCACGCTCGCCGCCGACCCAGCCGGCCTCGACGTCGAGGCCGAGCTCGACGGCCTGCTCGACGACGCGCTTGCAGACTGGGAGGAGATGACCGACCCGCTGCTCAAGCCGCTCCGCGCGGCGATCGAAACCGCGCAGTCCTTCGAGGAGCTGCAGGCGATGCTGCCGCGCCTTGCCAGCGAGGTCGACGGCGCCAAGCTCGCCGAGGCGCTGGCGAAGCTCACCGCCACCGCCCGCGGCCTCGGCGACGTGGCGGACTGACCATGCGGCTCACCCGCCGCCAGCTCCACGACGTCATCGCCACGCTCGCCGGCACCGTCCAGCGCGGCATGGATGCCCCGCCCGAGGTGCTGGATTATTTCCGCGCCAAGGACCTGACGCCGCGGTTCTCCTGGCTCGACGTCTGGGGGCAGGAGCACGCCCACGCCTTCACCGTCGCCGGCGTCACCGAGACGCGGGTGCTGAGCGAGTTCAAGGCGGCGATCGACAAAGCGGTCGCAGAAGGCCGGGGGTTCGAGGCGTTCCGCGCCGACATGCGCGAGCGCCTGGCGCCGCTCGGCTGGTGGGGGCCGCGCCAGGTCGCCGACCCCGATGGGCGCTGGGCCACCAAGGCGGTCGATTTCTCCAAGCCGCGACGGCTGGAGATCACCTTCTGGTCCAACATGCGGGCGGCCCGCGCCGCCGGCCAGTGGAACCGCATCCAGCGCACCAAGCGCGTGCTGCCCTATCTGCTCTATGTGCGCTCCACCGCCGAGCGCAAGCGGCCCGAGCACCTCGCCTGGGCCGGCATTATTCTGCCGGTCGACCACTCATTCTGGCGCACGCATTTCCCGCCCAACGGCTGGATGTGCCAATGCGCCGTCCGCCAGATCGACCAGGAGGACCGCGACGCGCGCCTGGCGCGCGAGCCGGGCGACGGCGGCATCGCCTATCGCGACACCCCGCCGCCGGAGGAGACCCGGCGCTATGTCAATCGCCGCACCGGCGAGGTGACCGAGGTGCCGGTCGGCATCGATCCCGGCTGGCACACCAATCCGGGCCTGTCGCGCGCCCGCACGCTGGTGAGCCAGCTCACCCAGACGCTGGACGAGGCCGGGCCGGAGCGCGCGGCGCGCACCATCGCCAAGCTGTGGTCGCGCGAGACGCCAGGGGGTGGCAGCTGGCCCAAGGCTATTGCCAAGATGCCGGAGCGGGTGCACCTGCCGGTCGCGTCTTCAGCGCGCGCGGCGGCCGAGATGGAGGCGAAGGGCGAGGTCATTGCCGTGGCGTCGGACGTGCTCGCTGCGAAGGTGAGCAAGCATGCACGCGTCGACATCCAGAGCTTTGGCCTGATCCAGCAGATCCTGGACGAGGGCGAATGGCTGGACCGCGGCGACCCCACCATCCGCCATGTGCTAGCGGTGATCGACGGCGTCTATTGGGTCTTGGCGCTGCGCCGGTCTCAGGCCGGATACATCCAGGTCCGGACCTTGTTCGCCGCTGACGAAATCCGCCATCGGGACATACGGGCGCGCGAGCGTCGGTTTCGCGAGATGCGGCGGATGGAGGAGGATCGGTGACCGGGGGGCGTGACTCCCCGCGCCCGCCAATTGGACGGCACACATTCGCACGGTCACCGCGTGAGAATATAGGCTTCGGCGGCCCTCCCGGCAACCTTGCGCCGCGAGCCCTCAGATTGCTTTGCCACGGCCGTTGTGTTCCGGCGGCACCTTCCCCCGGAAAGTTTCCAGAAGGCCGCGGAACACCTTCAATTCGGCTTTAACGTCGATTTTAATCGAGGTGGTTCGGGGCGAGTTTGAACGGCTGCTTTGAGGCGCCGCCGGCCCCGGAAATCTTCGCACCGCTGACAGCTGTCAGCGGCCCCACGCCTGGGTGACGCCGCTAGCGTGCACCCATGACCCGCCGCTCCGCAACAGCTTTCGACAGGCCCTCCGACATCGCGCTTGGCGCGGTCGCGATCGATGTTGCGACCGCCGCAGCCGAGGGTGCAAGCACCCCGCCGGCGTGGATCAAGATCGCGCCGCGCGGCACCGTGACCACCCGCGACGGCCGGCGCTATCGTTTCGAGCCGGAGACGCTGGCCGCGCGCTTTGCCGCCGATGGCGTGAAGGTGCCGGTGGACATCGATCACGCCATTGCGCTGTCGGCCGCGACCGGCACCGGCGGGAGCGCCGCGGGCTGGGCTGACGAGCTGCAGGCGCGCGACGACGGGCTTTATGCCCGCATCGACTGGCTGGCGCCCGGCATCGAGACGCTTGCCGCCCGCACCCGGCGCTACGTGTCGCCGGCGTTCAAGCACACCTCGGACGGCACCGCGACCTGGATCCACTCGATCGCGCTCGTCGCCGCCCCCGCGCTCTCGCTCCCGGCCATTGCATCGGCCGGCGCTCCCGACACCACGAAAGAGGCGTCCATGAAGTCCATTGCGCTGGCGCTCGGCCTCGCCGACACCGCCGACGAAGCCGCGTGCCTTGCGGCGATCACCACACTGTCGGCCGGCAAGGTCGACAAGGCGGTGCACGACCAGGCGCTCGCCAATCTGGCGGCGGCCAACACCCAGCTCGCCGCCGCCACCGCCAAGCTCGCCGAGCGCGACCAGGCCGACCACAAGGCCAAGGTCGACGCGGCTCTCGAAGCGGCCTTGAAGGACCGCAAAATCCTCCCGGCCCAGCGCGAGCAGTATGCCGCGCTGTGCGCCACGTCCGAGGGTCTTGCCCAGGTCACCGCGCTGCTCGCCGCCACCCCGG